GAGGACAAAGATCAAAAGGCCAAGTTAGCCCACGAGATAGCTACGATGTCCGATACCCATGCCCAGCAGGCGCTAATGGGTCAGTTAGAAATAAACAAAGCTGAAGCTGCATCTGGCTCTGTATTTAAAGGCGGATGGCGACCATTCATAGGTTGGGTATGCGGTGTTGCTTTTGCATACCACTTTGTATTGCAGCCATTAATTGTTTTTGGTGTAACTGCCGCTGGTGTTGATATACCTGCATTACCAGAGTTTGATATGGGTAGTTTAATGACTGTTATGATGGGAATGCTCGGATTGGGCGGACTTCGTAGCTATGAAAAGAAACAAGGAATTACAAAATGAAAGAGAACTTTGATAAATGCTTAAAAATGCTTCTTGCTCACGAGGGAGGATTCGTAAATCATCCCAAAGATCCCGGAGGTATCACAAATTTGGGAGTTACTAAAAAAGTGTACGATGAGTGGACTGGTCGTGAGTCTACAGAACAGGAAATGCGTGACTTAACCCCAGAAGATGTAGCTCCGATATACAAGAAAAACTACTGGGATCGAGTCAAAGGAGATTCACTTCCATCTGGTTTAGACTGGGCCTGTTTCGATTGGGCCGTGAATTCTGGATCAGGTAGACCTGCAAAAGCTGTGCAACGTGCAGTTGGAGCTACGGCAGATGGGGCTATAGGGCCAGCTACGCTAGGTCTTGTTATGGAAAAAGACCCTAAATTTATTATTGAGTACGTTCATGATGTAAGGCAAGATTTCTATAAAAGTTTAAAAACATTTGAAACGTTTGGACGTGGATGGACTCGTAGAAATAAAGAGACTTTGCATCAAGCTTTAGAAATGTTGTAATTTGTTCGGATTATTTTTAAAAAATTAATTAAAAAAACAATTGTTCGGCTTAAAGCTTACTCTAGCATAAGCCGAACTTTTGTGTATAATCCACCTAACAGGAGCTGCCGATGACGTTACAAAAACTTCAATTTCGCCCCGGTGCAAACCGCGAAACTACGTCTTATAGTAACGAAGGCGGTTGGTTCGACATGGACAAGGTTCGTTTTAGGTTTGGTTTTCCAGAAAAAATTGGAGGTTGGATAAAGCAATCTAGTAATGCTTTTCTTGGAACGTGTCGCGCTCTTCATCCTTGGCTTACTGTAGGTGGTACAAACTACCTTGGAGTTGGAACACACTTAAAGTATTATATAAATCAAGGTGGTGCGTACAATGATATTACGCCTATTAGAGCAACAACTTCTGCTGGCGATGTAACATTTTCAGCTAATGCAACAACACTTAACGAAACTTTATCAGCTATAGACACAACAATAACTGTAGCTTCAGCTTCAGGATTTCCATCCTTTGGCATTATAAAGATAGATTCTGAACATATTACCTTTGCGGGTCTTAACGGAAACGATCTTATAGGGTGCGTTAGGGGCGCAGATGGAACTGTAGCAGCTACTCACTCATCAGGCGCTGCTGTCACCATGTCTACTATAATAGTAACAGATACAGATCATGGAGCTTTAGTTAATGATTTTGTTACAATTTCTGGTGGAGCAAGTCTTGGAGGAGCAGTAACAGCTAATGTTATTAACCAAGAGTATCAGGTTACAGGCATAATAGATGACGACAATTATCAAATAGATGTTCGTGAAGTTGCTGATATTCAAAGTATTACTACTACAACTGGATTAAACCCAACTTATGTATTTGCCAATTCTTCAGATAGCGGTAATGGTGGTGGTTCTGTTGTTGGAACTTATCAAATTAACACTGGATTAGATACAACTATTGCTGGAAATGGTTGGAGTGCAGGTACTTACAGCCGTGGTGCTTGGGGTTCAGGCGCAAACCTATCTGCTTCTGGTCAAACTCTTAGAATATGGTCACATGATAACTTTGGTGAAGACTTAATTATTAACGTTAGAGACGGAGATATATTTTATTGGGATAACTCTGCAAACTCTGGAACTCCATTTTTAAGAGCCGTTGAGCTTGCTAGTTTGGCTGGATCAAACAAAGCTCCAACAATAGCAAAGCAAGTTTTGGTATCTGACAGGGATAGGCATGTAATTGCATTTGGTTGCGATTCCGAAACAAACCCCGGAGTGCAAGACCCTTTATTAATAAGGTTTTCTGATCAAGAAAATATTCTTGAATGGCAATCTCTTGTAACAAATACTGCTGGTGACTTGCGTATCGGCTCAGGATCAAAGATTGTTACTGCTGTAGAAACAAGACAGCAAGTTCTAGTATTTACTGACGTTTCATTGCACGCAATGCAATACTTAGGGCCACCACTTACCTTTGGTATTAACGCTATTTCTGAAAATATTACAATTGCAAGCCCTCTTGCAGCTATTGCTATTGAGGATAATGTATTTTGGATGGGTGCAGAAGAGTTCTATGTGTACGGTGGTGCCGTTCAAAGACTTCCATGTTCAGTAAGAGATTATGTGTTTTCAAACATTAATAGCGATCAAATAGAAAAAGTTACTGCTTCTCTTAACTCTGCATTTTCTGAAGTTACTTGGTATTATCCATCTGCTTCTAGCTCTGAAAATGACAGTTATGTAACTTATAATTATGATCAAAAAATATGGTATTATGGAACTCTATCAAGAACTGTATGGTTAGATAGAGGTGTAAACGCAGAGCCTATAGCTGCTGGTGCAGATCATTATCTATATCTACATGAAATTGGCTTTGATGATGGAAGTACAAGTCCAGCTACAGCAATTACATCATACATTGAAAGCAGTCAGATGGACTTGGGTGATGGTGAGCAGTTTGCATTTATGCGCAGATTAATACCAGATATGACATTTAGAAACTCTACAGCTCCAGTACCAAGTGCTACTATGACGCTTAAAGTTAGAAATTTCCCCGGCGGAAACTATTTAGACTCTAATGCAAATACAATTACAAAAACAGCTAGTGTTCCCGTAGAGCAATTTACAGAACAGGTATTTGTTCGGCTTAGAGGTAGGTCGTTTGCTTTTAGAATTGAAAGCGAAGATACTGGTGTAGCTTGGAGACTAGGCTCTCCAAGAGTAGATATTAGACCTGATGGGAGACGGTAATGTCTCGTAACCTAAACTTACCATTTTTTCCCATACCACCAGATGAGTATGACCAAAGATATTTTGCAGAAGTTTTACGTTCATACTCTACATACATGCAAAACATGCAAAATCCGGGTGAAGGTCGTAATACCTTTACGGTATTTACAAATTTGCAAACAGACGATTCAGGATTAGAAATTGGAAGTGTCTTTGAACATGACGGGCAATTGCGTGTTCCTGTAGGAAATATACCCTATGTTAGAGGCTCTTCTGCAACAGGACAAGTAGGAGAGGTAGCGGTGACTATATCATGAGCGATACAATTATTACAATGGATGACGGTTCAACATGGAGGCCAGCAAGCAGTGTAGATACTGTTTCTTGCGCAAATTGTGAAAATAAGGTAGACACACCTGAAGAGATTGCGTCTTACCCAGACGGTAACTGTCCAGATTGCGGTGAAAGCTGGACTGGAACAGAAGAAAGAAGCACAAATATTAAAGTTACGGCTCCTGAAGGAATTTCTGGGTCAACGCTCTAGTATTTTAAATAAATATTTGGTAACTTATATATATTAAGTACGAGGTTAGTATAATGCAGAACATGGCTAGATACGGTAGAAACGGCGATACCACTATGGGACACCTAACTCCGGGTGAAACAATTGTCCCACAACAGGTACTCCAAAGTAACCCACAAGTAGCTCGTGGCCTTGGTCGTGCGTTTAAAGATGTAGGAGCTGATCCTCGACGATACGTTGTTGGATCAGGTCAAAACAGCATAAACCCCGTAACTGGTAAATCTGAATTCTTCTTAGGTAATTTAATTGGTGCTATTGTAGGAAACCCTGCAATATCAGGCGCTCTTGGTAATTTAGCATTAAGAAAGATACAAGGAAAAGACGTATCCCTTCGTGACGCCTTAATAGGCGGTGCCGCAGGTGCTGGTCTTGGAGCTTTATCAGGAGGTGGTACGGGAATATCATTTTTGGACAGCATGATGTCTGGAGGTGATGCTGATAAAGGCGGTGGAATAATGAACTTATTAACCGGCGGCGGAGCTTCTGGTCCAGATGAAGCTATTAAGAATTTAGCTTCTAAAGCTGTAGTCTCTGAAAGCCCTGTAGCGAGAACAGAAGGTCTTTTAGGCATAGGAGAAATGTTTGGCACAGACCCTACTAAGGGTATAGGAAGATTTCTTAATACAAAAGCAGGTGAAAGCATAGCTTCTGGATTAACAGCTCAATTAATAGATAGTTTGTTTAGCGAAGAAGAAGACCCTGATCCATATGGAAACATGGCAAGATTTAATAGAGGCGCAGGTCAAGCACCTGTAACTTTAAGAAGACGCGCTCCGCGTCAACAGACAGACCTCTTATACGCTAATAAGGGCGGTGTAGCTCACTACCCTCGTAGAAATGGTGGTATAATGCCAAGCGAAGGTTCTGGAACTAAAGATGACGTACCTGCGATGTTGACTGCTGGTGAGTTTGTTATGACCCGTGATGCCGTTAAAGGCGCAGGGAACGGCAACTTACAAAACGGTATAAACAAAATGTACGGCATGATGGATAACTTGGAAAGGAAAGCGTAATGTCTGATAGTGTAACAACCATACGGCAATTGCCAGCTTACATGCAGGAATACGATGAGGCGTTGCTTCAACGTATTTTTGGCGCTCCTAATGATGAAGGTGTTTTAACAGGTGGGATTATAGATGATCCTGATCTGTTTAATATTCCTGATTATGTTCAAGCAGGAAGAAACCCACTACAAGAATCCGTAGTTAATTCATTTGGCACTGAAGAACAACGTCAAGCATTTATGGATCGCTATCAGCCTTACTTTACTGACGAAAGTGGCATAGCAAGATACTTACCTCAAGCAAGTCAAGGCTTGGGAACTGGTGCGTCTACTATAGCTGATTCACTCGCTAATTACTTTCCAGAAGCACAAAATTACTTACGTCAAGGTGCTGGTGGAATTGGTGCAAAAGGATTTTATGACACAGAAACAGCAGAAGCTAAGGCAAGAGCTGATCAATCTACACAATTATTTGATGCTCAACAGCGTGCAAATGATCTTTTAGCAGATTCCCGAAGTGCAATCAAAGGTGGCTTAGGTCAGTTTGATCCGTCATCTGTTGATAAATTTATGAACCCGTACAAAGAGCAAGTTCTTGATACAACTTTAGCTAAAATAGATCGTCAAGCTGCACAAAGGCGACAAGCTGATGCGGCAAACGCTATAAGCAAGGGTGCGTTTGGTGGTTCACGGTCTGGTGTTCAAGCCGCAGAGACAGAAAGAGCCATTGAAGAAGCAAGGCAAGGAACTATAGCTAACGTAATGTCTCAAGGTTACGACAAATCTTTAGCTGGAGCGCAAGCCGCTTATGAAAACGCTGCAAAGCGTGGCATTGCTGGTGGTCAGCAACTTGGTTCTTTATCTACAAGTCAGCTCGGCGCAGAAGCTAAATCATTCGAAGGCGCTGAAGGCAGAATGCTAAAAGCCGCTGATATGTATCGTAGTATGGGTCTATCTAGCGCACAAGCGCAAGCTCGTGCCGCAGAAGATGAGCGCAAGCGAAACTTAGAAACTGGTCGATTAATGGGTGGCCTTGGTGCATCTACAGGTCAACTAGGTGGTGCGCAAGCTGACATAGGTAAAGCATATGGTCAATTGGCTGGAGCATCTGCTGATATTGGTCAAGTGTATGCTGGAATGGCACCTAAAGACTTAGGATTTATGTATGAAGTAGGCGGAAAAGAACAGCAATACGATCAGCAAGCTCAAGACTTCTATCGTCAAAACCAGTTGGCAACTACACAGCAGGCTTTAGCTCCTTATAGTTACGCTCAAAACTATTTAACTGGCGCTCCATCTGCGTCAATGTATAGTCAATATTCTCAAGGTCCTTCGACTGCGCCTAATCCTTTCTTACAAGGTGTTGGTATGTATGCAACCTACCAAGGTGCGAATAGATAAAAAGGTAAATAATATGGCTGAACCTACAGGCAATCAACTCGCCAATACACTAAAAACCTTATTCCAAACCGAAGGTCCAGAATCTGGTGGTACTTACTTTGAAATACCTTCTTATGAAAGTAACCCCGGTGGCAGATTAGATATGTTTACACAAATTGGCGAAAAGTTTTCTCCAATAGTTAAGGCGAACCCTAAAAAAGCTGGAATATATCAAGATATAGTCGAAGATATTAATAAAAGAACACAAGGAGCTGATGGTTTAGGTATATTTTTAGACGATCCTTTTAAGTCTAGTGAATTAGAATTTGCTAAACGAGAAATAATAAAAAATGCAGGATTAGAAGATTTAGCTAATTCAAACCTGTATCCTAAAGGCTCAGAAGGTATGTCTTTAACCAAAAAGAAAATACTAGAAGGCCAAGCATCTCGAATAGAGAATATGCCGAACAATTCTGCGGCTTTTGACGAATCTGGACTTGATCAAATAGCTGCAACATTAGCTGAAGCTCAAAAGCCTAGTTTTTTTAATGCTGGTGATGCAATGGCGACTGGTCAAGCTGGAGCAGAAAAAGCCTCGTTATTAGATAGCTCTACATCAAAGGGTCCAGATGATGGACTTAGAGGTGGATCAACCAAAAACATTGAGGAAGAAGCCTTTATCGCAGGTATGGAAGATTACATAAAAGCTGCTCGTGGTGAAAGTCCTACAGGGCCTAAGAAAAAAACTATTGATCAATATAAAGAAGAATTCTCTAAGGCTACAGGCATTGATGTAAGTGGTAAAGTTGACAAGAGCCAAGCCCTTATGTCGTTTGGTTTAGCTTTAATGCAAAACAAAGCGGGTAAAGGCTTTAATTTAGGAAAAATGCTTTCTGGTATAGGTGTAGCGGGAGAGGCCGCAATGCCAGAACTTGCAGCAGCACGAAAAGAAGCAAAGCAAGCGTCTTTGTCTGCTGGTAAGTTTGCGTTAGAAATGCAATCATCCGATGAATCCAAGAGAAAAGCAGCCGCAGAAAAGGCAATGAACAGAACTCAATATTATGTTATGCCTAAAGGTGAAGGTGTTGGCGGTTTTATTAAAAATATGGATAAAGCAAAAAGTCAGCGTTTAAATGTGTTTGAATTAAACGCTTTAACTACAAATCCAGAATTTGATGAAAACTATGAAATAATATCTGCTTCAAGCTATACAGACCTTGCAAAAAAAGCATTAGAAGTTCCTGAAGCTAAAGATTTGTTTGCTAAAACAAAAACAGATTTAAATTTATTAGGAGATGGGGCTAACCCGATGTTTACTCTTAGCATTTTTGATGTAAACCCTAATAATGAAAACGCCCCTGATTATGGAAAAATATCTGGAGGCGCCAAAGCTCATGAGCCAGTTTATAGAGCTTTAGCAACTTCATTAAAATCTTTAAACGCTGAAGATGCTAAACTAGCAAAGGCTGTTGCTCTTGCTGAAGGTGGTGCAGCTACTACTCCAGAAATGATATTAAACTGGGCTAAAGGTGTAGGAAATAAATTTGGCTTTGAAATTAAAGGTAATACTCCTACTGATCAGTTAAATTTCTTTTTAAATAAATTGTCTGTAGAAAATGCTGCTGAAATACTTGGAGAATCTGGAAAAACGCTTTCTGATGCTGATAGAGGATTGGTTAAAGGTTTAATTGGAGAATTAAAAACAATAAGTGGTGATAACCCTGATGAAATTGCAGCTAAACTTAGAGAGTTTAGAGAAAAAATTATTGTTAAAAAAAGAAATGATATTTTAAACGCATATAGAAATTTAGATGGATATGCGCGCCAAGACACTTCTGATCTTTGGGGTGATGGAGATTGGTCAGAATCTGATGAAGCAGAATTGGTAAAGCTTCGCAAGTCATACAGTAAGGAAAAGTAAATGGACAAGCAGCAAGAATTAACTTTTCTAAGAATGCTTGACCAAGGCGGTCTTAATAAACGACAAGAACTAAATATTCTTAAAGCTTTAGATGGAAAAATTTCAGGCGATGATGCTATGAAATCTTTGTACTTTGAAAGTTTAAAGCCAGCTCAATCTTTTGAGGAAATGGTTGACTCAAATAGAGTGGACTCAGAAGTTGACTCTAATCAGTTCGACACTGAAACAGGTATTAAAGATTCAGCTTTAAGGCGTCAATTGTCAGGCGCAGAAAATTCTAAAGAAGAAGAAAATGTACTTGGTCGATATGGTTTTCAAGAAGGCGATTACATTCGTGATAGTCGTGGCAATCTTGCTTTAACGCCACAAGGCGCTCTTTTATTAGACATTAAAACTGACAAGCCAATTATGATTGATGAAAGTGGCTTTAGTTTGGCTGACTTGCAAGATTTTGTTGGTGTTGCTGGTGAGGAAATAGTCGGTGGTGTAGCTGGTGCTATTGCTGGTCAAGCCGCAATTCCTATTCCCGTTCTTGGTGCAATGATTGGTGCTGGCATTGGTGCTGGTGGTGGTAAGTTCTTAGAAGAGGGCGTAGAAACGCTAAGAGGAACGCAAGAGCAAACACTTGGCGAAGTAACTAAAGATGCTGCTATTGAAGCAGCCATAGCCGCTGCTGGTGAAGGTATATTCGCAGGTGTAGCCAAAGGCTTTAACATGGCTGTTGGTCGTAGCGGAGTTGGCAAAAAGCTTTCACAAGGAGAAATAACAGAAGCCGCAGAAGCTATAGATGCGGGATACTTACCTTCTTTAAGCACTATTGGCGCAAACTCAATTATATCAAGACAGCAAGCAATTAGTGAAAAAGTATTAGGTTCAACTAATAGATTGGCTAATAACAACGCAAAAATTATGGAAGACTTAGCAGATTTAAGGGTTCTAGGAAGTGATGGAATTGTAGATGTGGTTCAAACCGCAGACGTATTAAGCAATGCTGTAAGAGCCGGTGATGACGCTCTTATTAAAAAAGTTTCTAAAACATCTAATAACTTATTAAGACACATGGATGATATAGCTAATCAAATGGGTAAAACCGCAGTTAAAGATGGCGAATTAGATTCAGCAATACAAACTTCTTTTCAAAACGCATTTAAAGCTTTTGACGATACTGCAAGAGTTAAGTATCAAAATATAAACAACCTTGTAGAAAGTGCTACAGGTGATGCTCAAATATTTTCAACAAAAAATTTAGTCGCAGACGCGCAAAGAGAACTTGATAAATTAGTTGGTGCAAACTCTGGGAACTTAGGAAAAGTTAGTAACGCTTTAAATGATATTATTAACTTAGGTGATGATGCTTCGTTTGCACAAATATATAACGCTAGAAAATCATTAAATGATACATGGATGGGTAATTATGGCTCTGATAGTGTTAGGGCTTTAAAAGATAAATTTCTTGGAAAGTTAGACAACAGAATAAGCCCTAGAGGTCTTGGCAATGCTTTGCGTAGAGTTGAAGCTCAATCTCTTGGTGTTGCTGATAAAGAAGCAATGAAATTAGCTTCTAAAGAGTTAAAAAAAGCAAGTTCATTTTTTAAAGAAGGCATGGATAAGTTTGAACTTGTTTCTCAAGCCGCAAGCATGAAAGAACTTTCAAGAGCTGTAAAAGGCGGATCAGATTTAAACCCAGCAGGTAAGTTTAAATCTTTAATTAGAGACGACAATGCAAAACTTTTAAAAGACACACGAAAAGTTTTAGGCTCTGATGTTTATGAACCTTTAAAAACTAGAGCTGCGGGTGAGTGGTTGAGAAGAACTTTAAATGAATCTGGAGTAGGTGAAGGTGCTAGAAAAAAATTTAGTGGCAGCGTATTTAAAAATAAATTAGATAAGCTTGGCTCTACAGCCGATGAATTGTTCGGAAAAGAAGCAGCGGGAATAAAAAAACTTGCAGATCAATTAGACAATCTTTCTTTAACTAACATAAATCAAAGCGTAATTGACGATTTTATAAAGGCTGGTGCTGATGATGCAGGTATTGATTTATTAAAGAATGTTAAAAAAGCTGTAGATGAAGAGGCTTTATTTAAGAAAACTTCTGTAAACGCAAAAATACGCAGTGGCACTTTAAGCGCAGAAGAAGCAGCAGATTTAATTTCTAGTCCTGCTATGCGTGGTCCAGAAGTTAAAAAGTTAAAAGAATTCTTTAATGATGATCCTGCTCAAATAGAAAACCTAAGAAGTTATTATATGAGTAATCTTATAGGTGATTTTGAAGAAACATTTTTAACAAACAAAGACTCATTCAAGCTTTTAGCTAAAAGATTTGATGCAGCTAAAAAAACAGGCACATTAGATGAATTGTTTGGCGCAGATCAAGCTAAAGACATTTATAAATTTGGTAGAATTATGAGCGTTCTTGGTAAATCTGCTCAAGGTGGTGATCTTGTGGCGGCTAATATAGCAGCTAATCCTTTTCAAAATATAGGAAGAATTGGAAGATTTTTCTTAATAGGTAAAGTTCTTTCAAACGAAGCTATGTATAAATCGTTTGCTGCTAAATATGGAAAAGAAGCTGCAAAAGTAAAAACTCCTGAAGGAAAAATGCAAGTGTTCTTAAATGTAATGAACCAAACAATAAAATCTTTTGCAAAGCAAACTGGAGCCAGAGAGACTGTAAATGCTGTTTCTTCTACAAGAGATAACGCTTCTAATTTAATAAGCGATCTTCAAGATCAAATTGTTTCTGAACCTACTACGCCATCAGTAAGATCACAAGGTATAGATATACCAGAAGTAACGCCTTTAGATAGATCGTTTTATAATCCAGAAGCCGTTTCTCCTATGCAGACACCTTCAGTTAGAGAGCGCGCAAGACAAAGCCCTGCGGCAGCAGCTACTTTGTTAGGCGGTTTAGGTAACGCTGATCTTCTTTAGTCTTCTATAACAGAGACTGAAGACAGACCGCCTAGACCAACTGTGCCATAGCTATTTGGAGCTTGACGCCTAGACTTGACACTAGCATTAATATGTTCGTATGTTTCATCTATCATACGAGCAAGTTGTCGCCCAATAGCGCGATCTTCGCTTTCAGCAATGATAACCAGTTTATCATAAGCTTCAATAGAAACACCTACGGATTTATATTTTCCCGGGTTTGGCATAAAGGTTCCTTCCCATAAATGACTTTTCCTACTGTATATAATCCCAAGCGGCGTGGGTCAAGACCCAAATACGGAAACAAGAAAGTTATCATACAAGGAATCAAATTTGATTCTAAGTGGGAAGGCGAAAGATACCTATACCTAAAGTCACTAGAACGCGCAGGAACTATCAGAGACTTGGAGTTGCAGGTTCGCTTTAACTTGATGGTTAATGACCAGAAGATATGCGCTTACATCGCTGACTTCTGTTATGAGCGTGAAGACAAAGATGGTGTATGGCACTACATTGTTGATGACGCTAAAGGCGTTGAAACGCCTGAATTTAAGCTAAAAAAGAAGCTTATGAAAGCCTGTCTAGGCATTGATATTCTATTATCGAAAAAAACTGCTTGACACAAACCCATTCTATATGGTTATAGTTGGGACTCTAGTAAACAGCAGAAAGGATTCGACATGAATAGTCGTGAATTATTCGAAGTCCGAGAAGAGCTAAAGGCAGCAATCAATAAGTTGCGTAGTGATTTAAAGGACGTTGAGCAAAACTTAAAAGACACATACTTAACTCGTGCAAGAGAAGCATTAGGTGTCGATGGTAAAGATTTTGGCACAGCAAGTTTTATGGACGGCAACCGCAAGATTAAAGCAGTTGTCACTAAGAAGGTGTCTTGGGATCAGGATTCTTTGCGTGAAGCTTTAGGTAGTTTATCTGAAGAAGACGCTAGGCACTATGGTAAATTGACTTTTGCTGTAGAAGAGCGCAAGTTTACAAACGCTCCACCTGCAATCAGAAGCATTCTTGAAGAATGTCGTACAACAGAAGTTGGTCGCTTCACAGTAGAATTGGATACATAATATGGCTTTACAAATAATCACAGCCGATCAAAGACTTGCCGAAAAGAAGGGTCATAAGATCGTAGTTTGCGGTGCAAGCGGTGTAGGTAAAACTACACTTGCTCGTACACTTAATCCAAGCACAACATTGTTTATGGATTTAGAGGCAGGGGATGCAGCTATTGAAGGTTGCGCAATCGACGTTGTTCGTCCGCGAACTTGGGCAGAATGTCGTGACCTTGCTTGCTTCTTAGGTGGACCAAATCCATCATTAGCAGAAGATCAACCATACAGCGAATCACATTATAACTATGTTGAACAGATGTATGGCGATGGCGCTGACGTGTGGCAAAAGTATGACACTCTATTCGTGGACTCGATTACTGTTGCAGGTCGTCTTTGCTTTCAATGGTGCCTACAGCAACCAGAAGTCAGATCAGAACGGTCTGGAAAACTGGATACACGAGCCGCATATGGTTTGCATGGTCGTGAAATGATGTCTTGGCTTACTCACATACAGCACATTCGATCAAAGAACGTTGTGTTTGTAGGTATTCTTGATGAAGTCACAGATGATTATGGAAGAAAACAGTATCACCTTCAAATTGAGGGTAGTAAAACTGGAAGAGAATTGCCCGGAATTGTTGACGAAGTTATCACTATGTCTATTTTGACAGGTGATCACGGACAGTATCGTGCATTTGTATGTCAGCCTTTAAACGAATGGGGCTATCCTGCAAAGGATCGCTCTGGAAGACTTGACGTAATTGAAGAACCACACTTAGGCAAGCTCATGGATAAAATGAGTAGCGGTGGACATAAAACTGACAAAGAATTAATCTTTGTTGATCCAACAACACAAAACACTAGCGAAGGAGAAGCGTAATGCTTAATTTAAATAACGTTCCACAGGACGATAACCCACAAAACCAAGAGTTTACATTAATCCCAAAAGGAGCAGTAGTTCGAGCAATCGTATTAGTACAGCCGGGAGATATGGAAATTCCTGAGTTTGGACAAGGGGCTTGGTTTAAAAAGTCTGCAAGTACATCTGCAAAGTGGATGAACCTTGAATTTACTATTATCGGTGGCGAGTATGACCGCAGAAAGTTTTGGCACAGCGTATTCGTTGATGGCGATAAGCTAGGTCAAAGTGGTATGCCATTGGCAAAAGAAATCGGTTTGCGAACATTAAAGAGTATTGTTGAGAGTGCGAGAGGTATCTTACCATCTGATATGACACCACAAGCACAGCAAAACCGAAACATTACAGGTATGGCAGACTTGAATACATTGGAGATTTGTGCAAAAATTGGTATCAAGAAGGGTACTAATGGTTACGCCGATAGCAATCAGCTTATGGCGGCACTCACACCCGATAACAGAGAGTTCTTTACTCAAGGAGTGGCACAACAGGGTT